AAGAACCATTTGTTAAGGCGGTGCAGAATTTCGAGCTCGCGCTCCTGCGCGTAGTGCATGCGCGCATGGATTGCGGAGAACGTCACGGAGCCCTGCTCGATAAGCGCCAGCGCCGTTCCCACGGGCATGTCGCTCTTGACGTCGGCGATCTTCTCATCGGCAACTTGCACGACGCCTTTGGCCTGCGCCACCATCCAGTCCAGAATCTGGAACAGAACCGGAGGCATCGGATTCAACGGGGCATACATCACCATCTTACGGATGTCGTCCTGCTGCCCGGATACGCCAGAGTCGATCTTGGTGAACTCAGATGGGTTAGCCTGTACCGTAGTGCCCTGGCTCCGTCCCCCCTGCATGTACACGCCGCCTAACCGCGTTTGGGCCAACGCGTTGTCCAGCATTGCCCTCAATCCGCCCGTAATTGCTCCCGAAAGGGATCCTACGATGTGCGGCAGACCAATGCCGTACGCCCCACGCCACGGAATGAATGCGTACTCGATGATCCAGTGCAGCCGCTCCAGGCGCTTATCTTCCTCTTCCCAATTGCGATACACAGCCAAGCACTTATGGCTCGACTCGTCAATATGCATCACATAAGGCGCCAGTTTGCCCTTGGAGAACTTGTCTTCGTCGAAGGTGTCAAAGTACGACACCTCCATGATCTTGCGCTCGCCGTCCTCATTAAAGCCCGGGTCGACTTTGCCCTCGATCTTGGACGAGGCCATCTCGGACTTGCTCTGGTCCGGTTGCATCGCGGACGCAACGGAGGTGACGTCTCGGTAAAACCCAGACTTGACACGCTCTTCGAACACAGCCTGCGTGATAACCTGCATGTGCGTGATGCGCTCGGCGGTGTAGAAGCTGGAAGCCGAAAACGGAATCACGAGGTTGTCGATGAAGACAGCCTCAACGCAGGGACGTCCCTTGGCCTTGTCGTACCACCACTTCTTATACTGAGACCCTCCCATCGGTACCTGGGTGAGCATTTTCTCAGTCTCGGGCTTGTACTCGCGAATGCATCTCGTCAGCTGCCAGTTCATGTGCTGACGCTTGCGTTCTGCTTTCTCAAGCTTGGCAGGCGTGGACTTACCGACAATCTGCGTCTTGACCGGTCCTGCGGGAGGACAGATCTCCTTCATGGCACGGGCCGCGAAGTCGATACAGCCTTCTACCAGCAATGGGTGTACAGCTTTGGACGCACCAGTGAACTCCGCTCCGCCCGGGGCTTCGTTTCCTAGGCCGGTGCGCTTGATGCCCTCTGCGTACTGCTCATCTCGCTTACTGCGGGCTTCAATGTCCTGGTCGATGCAATCCAGCAGTTCAGTAGCACGCTGGTTCAGAACATGCTCCGGGATAATCTCCGCAAGATTCTCCGTGAACTCTTCGGATACTACGGGCGCTTCTTCCCCCTCGAAACTAATGACCATGGAGCCGTCTTCCTGCTCCTCCATGTTCATAGCACCGGGTGCTACGGTGTCGCTGGGCATCGAGAAATCTGCATTGCTGTCGTCTACCGAATTGCCATCCGCATCGGTGGGTGTATCTTGTTGGTCGTCATCATTGGGCATCAGCACGACAGGCCTCCTGCGCGCATGTACTTCTGTGCGGGAGGCGGAGTAAAGTCGTCCGGCGCGGCCCTGTCCATCTGCGGATAGTAGGGAAGCGTCTTGGGTTTCGCCCCGCCGATCTGCGCGGGCCTGTACGGCCTACGCATACCGAACTCATCTACCCCGCGCGCCACATCAAGTTGATTCTGCAACTTCGTAGCCTGATTGGTTCCTACCATCTCGTTCTTTGTGTACGACGTGGCGGGAATAAGCTGCCTCGTCCCGGCTACTCCAAGGTTAGCTTGTGATAATTGTCTCGCGAGCTCCGCAGCCCACGGCGATTGGTTAAGCTTGGAGGGGTCAAACGGGGTATCCTGCGCGTCCGTCATGGTGGGTTGGATGGGCAGCATGCGGCCGACGTCTCCGCCATCTGCAAACTTCTGCGGTGCGGTGGGCTGCGGCGAAGAACTAAGCTGCCAAGCAAAGCTGGGGTTGTCCTGCGGTGAGCTCCACGGCGTAGCTACAGTGGGCGCTGGAGTAGAGGGAGCAAGCTTAGGAAGTAGCGCACGGAGCGCAGCAGCAACTGGGTAGTGCTTGAAGTCAAGCGGTAGTTCTTTGTCGGTAGTGGAGCCTCCATCTGCGAATTTACGCACGCGGGGTCCGAAATGCGGGTGGAACATAGCGCCTGTTCGAATGTGCTTCTGCCCCATCCCGCCCATTACATGCCCAACAGGGAGGCGGAGTTCTGTGTCGCCAGCTACGACGCCACCCTCTGCCATCGGCATTCCGGCGTTCATCGGGTTCATCCGCATGGATTGCGCCTGCGCTGCGTTCGGCGTTCCCAGTTGCTGCATTTGTTGCATCTGCTGCATTTGGCCTTGCTGAGGCGCTTGAGGCTGGGGCTGCTGTGGGGCGTCCTCTGGGTGTGCTGCGTAGTGCTGCGCGAGGGCTTGCTTGAACTGTGCCTCCTGCTCTTGCGATCGTGCCTGCATCGCGGCCATTTGGGAGTAGACAGGAAGGTTCTGCTGCGCGTATGCTTTGAAGCTGTTCGGCGAGGTAGGTCCGCCAGAGGCGAACTTGTGGGCTGCTTTGTCAGCTGCGTAGAAGTCCTTGCCTACGGACTGCGGAATGCCTGTTTTCTTAGCGAACTCAGGAGAGTGGGCTACCGCTGCCATCAGCCGATGCTGGGGTTCGCTCTTGGACGGCATAAAGCGCCTTCGCTAGTGTAGTAACAATATCGTCTGACCAAGTATGTTTTGCGTAGTTGTATGCTAAACACACCACCCTAACATTTTTGTTTATGTAACCTTTACTTGGGTTTTCCCTGTCTAAAGACGGCGACCAAGGGTGTTTACCAACACCGCATAAAAGTTCGAATTTAAGCCCTGTTATTTGGCACGTCCCTAACTTTAAAGCTTCGTGTACGAATTCAAAATCCAAATCAAAATACCAACCTTCTCGTTCGCTTCGCCCTTTAGCAGCGTTCCATAAAGTACGAGCTCTCCCATACACCGAAACCTGCCTTGCTTTCCTAAACGGTTCGTCTTCTTTAGTGCGGCAACGCCTACAAATCCTCTTCCAAAGCCCAGGGCCGTTTCTATGCCACACCTTCTCTGTTGTGTGCAAGCAACAAAAAACGCCCGTACTTTGCCCTACAATACGGTCTTGTGTATCCATATTACCACAAATTTCCAGGTTTAGATAGCGTATGGATTGCTATGTTTTTGTGCATGATAGTCCACCTCGTGTTGTACTTGCTCAGGAGCTTCAGGCAACATTAGCAGAGCTTTGTCCCGAAGATAAATCATGGCTTGGCTCCACGAATCCGTGAAATCATCGTGCGCAGCCGCAGGGAACAACTCAAGTTCGTGCACAAACTTCCTGGCCCACGTAATTGGCTTACCGGGTTCAATGCTTGACTCAAGAAGCCATAGAGAACCGAGCTCAAGTATTGGAGACGCCTGCACAGCACGAGACACTTTATCGGAACGACCTGGGTTATACGGAATAGCCGCTACGTTAGCTCGTCTGATGTCTTGTATCAAACTGATGCCTGCGCTTTTCTCCTCCACAATTACAAGATCTACCCCCCGTGGTGGATGTAGCATCTGAGGTATCCCGCGAGTCATTCTGCCACCGTACTTGGCGAGCCAGTCGTCTATTACGCGTGTGCGAAGTTGCGGATAGTTTAAATGCTCTGACCAACAATCCAACAACAAAGCGTTTCTTTTACCGCCGATTTCAAACACACCCCATACCGTACACGCGGTGGGGTCGTTTATTGTTTTCTCACTTGTTGCGCAATCATAACTCTGTAGTACAAATAGCAAATCTGGAAGAGGTTCGTCTTTAGGCCATAGCTTAAAGCACTTTGTTTTAAGTAAACCTCCGCCAATGGGAGCAGGTCTCTGCATTAATTGCCCAGCAACCCCGTACTCCCCAAGTCCAGCTTCTAGCTTAGAGACCTTCTTCTCATCGAACAGACTGGGCCACAGAAGTTCGCCCTCTTTTTTTCGTGGGTCTACAAAACCAAGTCTTGTTGAGCATCGGCGATTCTCCTCAAACCGCATAGGCAGCATCAAGTGCACCCAGTCGTCCCGAAACTCCGTCTTGGCCATAATATGACCAGACAAGTCCTTTTCGTGTAGACGCTGCATAACCACAACAGTTTTGGCGTCGCGGGATGCACCCCGCGATGTCAACGTTAAGTCAAACCAATCCAGCGCTTGCTGCCTCTCGGCCTCGGACTCAGCTTCTTTAGCATTCAATGGATCGTCAACTATTTTTCTATCCATATGCTCGCCAGTCCCACGTCCTCCCACCGATGTGGACATGCGCCAGCCATGCTTTGTGGTCTCGTATTTTAATTTCGTGTTTGAGCCCTCAAGCATTTTTACATTGGGCCATAGTGTTTGGTACCACTCGGACTCAACTAGAAGTCTGGTCTTCATAGCATCACGAATGGACAGCTGCTCTGCGTAAGCAGCTCCGAGGTAGCGGAGCTCGGGATTGTCTTTCCACTCCCACGCCGGCCAGCACACGCTGACGATCAGGGATTTCATACACCCCGGAGGAATGTTAATTAGGAGGTTACTGATCTCCCCGCGTGACACGGCTTCGAGGTGTTCACAGATGGCATCGATGTGCCAGTTATGCTTGTATTGATTTCCGCCCTCGATAATAGGCCAAGCGGCTCGTACGAATTCTACGAGCCGCTTGTATTTGTTGGCGTTCTTGAACCGTTGCAGTCCTTGAATCGCCGCGCTTACGGACTTAGGATCGAGCATTAGCCCTTCTTGTCTTCCTTCACGCCGAACATTTCCTTGACGTGGTCAACAGCGTGACCAGCAACCTCTTTCGCCTTCGCCTTGAGCTCGGGGTCTTGGACCTTGTCGGCCTTCTCTACAGCATTCATAGCGGAGTCGACAGCGTTCTGCTTGTCGTAATACATCACAGGCGCCGGAGCAGCGGGCTTGATCTCCGTGTCTTCAGGCTTCTGAGCCACTTGCGTCGCGGGTACTACTTTAAGGATGTCCGAAATACTCGGAGGTGTGCTAAATCCTTGTGTAGGACGCAGATCCACGGGCTTGGGCGCACTAACAGGTACAACGACCTTCTTGACTTGGTCGACCACAGCCTT